GTCAGTTGCCTTTGCCGATCTGCTTGATAACCTGATCCGCACCGGTAGCCGCCAGACCGGACACAATGCCCACGGCCAGGGCGGTCAACGGATCCGCGGCCGGGAAGTCCGGCACGTTGATGTACATGGCAGCCAGGCCCAGCAGGCCGCCAAGGGCGCCGCAGATGGACGGCAGCCATTTGTTAGCAAGCGGCGTTTGTTTGACCGCTGTTGCCGCCAGGTAGCAGATAACCGTAATCGCCGCCACCCCTGCCATACCAAAAGATGCAAAATCCATGAGTTTTTCCTCCTATGTATTCGTGTTCAAGCGGTTTTGTTCTCGAGATCGGTGATGCGGTGGTTTGCAACCTTGATTTGTTCTTCCAGCACCGGTACACGTTGGGCAAAATTATTGTGGGCACGGACTTCACGGGTCAGCTCTTCAATTTTTGTATCGGTCACGGCTTGCGCGGTGGCCATCCTCTGCTCTGTGCGCCGCTGCCCGGCAAGATTGGTAATAATAACGCCGATAAGGCTCAACCCGCCAGTAATCAGCGCAACAACAATAGCATCCACCAAATCACTCCTCCACATATTCGGCCTTGTACAGCCCTGCATCAATCAGCTGCAGCTCTGCACACTTGCGCATGATGTACCAGGCGTCGCCGCTGGATACCGGCCCAACGTCCAGCATCCACTGGTTGCCATCTGCACAGGTTTCGCGGTATAGGCCGGCGGAGATAAGCCCCAGCCCCTCGCACAGGGCGCGAATGGTTGCGCGGTCGCCGCTGGAGATACGGCCAATGGTAATACGCTGCTTGTCCAGCTTGTTGGGGGTGGTGTCCTCCGGGGTGGGCGCGGTGTGGCCCTGCAAGCCTGCCTGGATCATCAGCTGCTCATAGTCCTTGTATACCCTGTTGCAATCCAGGCTGGTGCCGTAGCCGGGCACGCCCAGAGCGTTGCGGCTGCTGTACTGCCAGATGCCATACGGCAGGGGGCAGGTGCATGTGCTGCCATACTGGGCAACCCAGATATCGTATTTGGACAGCGCCTTGTAGTCCAGGCGGTTGCGAATAAAACCGCAGCTAGCATACAGGATGCCGTAATACCCTGCGGCCTCAATCTCCGACAAAAAGGCATGTACAAGTGCCGTGCGCTGCGCGTTGGTCAGGCGCAGGATGCACGGCTCATACTCGATATCATACGCCACCGGCAGGCACAGATGCTTGTCCTTGATCGCGGCCAGGCAGCAGCGGGCCTCCTGGCGTGCCTCCTCCGGGGTGCTTGCATAACTGTACCAGTACACGCCGTACTGGATACCCAGGCGGGCGCATTCCGCTGCGTTGCGCTCAAACTGCGGGTCTTTCTGGCTGGCATGGCGGCCATACCCGGCACGCAGCATGGCATGGCGGATGCCCTTGTTATGGGCTGCCTGCCAGTCAAATCTGCCCTGATGTTTCGATACGTCGATTGCGTCAATCATTTCCTTGTTCCTCCGATCTTCTTTTATCTGCCAGTGCCGCCCCATCCCACCACAGCTGCGCCAACAGTTCGCGCTCTGTGGTGGTGTCCAGGCCCTCACGTTCCAGCCGATCCAGTACAGCATCCACAAGATCAAGGGCCATAGACAGCGTGCGGGACAGGCGCTGCGCTCGCTCGTTGTCCGTCACAGCTGTCCCGGCATGGCAGGCCAGCTCACATCATACGGGAAGCCGGGCTGCTCCGGCACATCCCGCAATGCCTGGCGGTAGGTCGCCCATGCCTGCTTGTCCGTCTTGGCATCGTCCAGCACGGTCCAGTCGCAGGCAGAGATCAGCCGGTTACGCTCTGCGCGTACCTGGGCAGCGGCCTGGGTGTGGTCTGCCTGCTTGACGGCCTCCGCCCAGATATCGGGCGCGGTTTCCAGCGCACCGGCAGGCAGGGCAATTCGCGTCTCATAAGTTGTATAGCGGTAACCGTTCCAGGGCGTGTCCATATCGGACACAGCCGGGCGGCTTGCTGCTTCTTCGTCTTCATACAGCCGCACCAACGTGCGGCCATCTTCCAGCGGTTCCGTCTCATAGCGGGGCCGCTTTTCGTTGCATTCGATTTTAAGCATTTTGTATCGCCTTTCTGATTTTCCGGTAACTTATCACGCCGTCAACGTGCTTGACCCGAAAATGGTGCATATCTGCATGTTTTAGCTGCCCGATCCGGCAGGCAGCCTGCCGGGCCTGGTGCGGTGTTGGGTTGCCGTGTGGCCGCTTGCTGATATCCAGACACAGCCGGATCAGGCGCTTGCTGGTACGCTTGCGGTAGATGGTGTGGTCGCAGTAGATCACAAAACCCAGGCCATCCAGGGCGCGTCCGCGGTGCTCACCGTCAGCGTCTATGTAGTCGGTGCGGTATACCTGCCAACTGCTATTGATGGTATACCCTGCTGCGCACAGCCAGTCCATGGCGGCCTGCAGGGCACGATGCAGCTTGCGCTTGTTTGGGCCATACATGTGGATATTGTCCACATACCGGTAATAGTGCCGCACGCCATCCAGGCTGCGCACATAGCGGTCAAATGCCGTCATGGCCAAATTTTGGAACCAGTGGCTTGTGACATAACCGATAGGCAGGCCATTGGCAAAACTCTGTACCACAGCATCAGCCAGGCGCAGCCAGTACTTGTCCTTGATCAACTGCCGGTATCCGTACATCACAAAATCATGGTCCGTTTCCGGAAAGTTGTGGTGGATATCCAGCTCCGCGCCATATTTTGTGCCCGCGCGGTCCGTTTTGATCCAGTACTCCACATGCTTTTTGGTGCTGTGTGGCCCACGTCCCCGGATACCTGCCACGCAGTAGGGGTCAAGTTTCGGCACAACCCTGTCATAGATGCTGTCGATCAGTATCCAGTGCATCACGCCATCGGGCCAGAATGGTACATAGTCGATGTCACGCAGCTTGCCGTTGCTTGGCTCATAGTGCCGGGTGCGGATTGGCTTGCTGGGCACCCAGTCGCCGCATATGATCCAGTGCTGCACTTGTGCAACACATTCATCTGCATGCAGCAGGGCGGGCACCGTGGTCGGATCGTCCATGCGTTTCTTTGCATGTTCAAGCATCTCCCCTCTGATAAAATTCCGGTCTGTCATGACCGGCAACAGGTTTCCAATGCGTTTAGGCATGTTATAAGCTTTCTTTGGCCACAAACCATTTCGCCCGGTGTTTGCCGCCTACTAAGGTTTCCGGATGGGCCAGGTTATAGCTAGAGCTCAGGCAGATTGATCTTGCATAATAAGGTCACGACCAACAGCACAGCTTGCTGTGCTGCCGCCAAAGAAAGGTCACCGCCGAAGCTCCACCAGGCGGAGCCCGCGTCGTAGCCGAGGTAGAGGTAGAACGGGCCTGCGCCGCCGCCGTTGGAGGAGAGGCCGCCACGCAGAGCGATACGGTATAAGATCAAGAGCCTTTTGCATAATGTCATATTCGGATAGGTTTTATCGGGGGCCTTGCGGTCCCCGAACCCCCGCTTAACCGGGGATAGAAAGGTCACCGCCGAAGCTCCACCAGGCGGAGCCCGCGCCGTCGCCGAGGGAGAGGGCGAACGGGCCTGCACCGCCGCCGTGATAGGAGAGGCCGCCACGCAGAGCGACACGGATTCCGGACTTATTGATCCAGAAATAGTCTGCCAGGTGAGTACCAGAGCTGCCACCAACAGACTTGGTAATCTGCACGCTGAGGGCACGATCATCCTGCTGCAGGGCGGTCGCCCAACCTTTGTCTGGCATCGCCATCGTGTCAAGGGCAATGTAGCCGTCGTTGGATGTCCAGCTGTACTTTGTGGGGTCATCGCACCAGTACGGTACGCCGTCAACCAGCTTCCAGTCACATTCAAAGCGCCACTGGTTGCCATAGAGCGGATTTTCCACGCCGTAAAATACAAAACTGTGCCGTCCATCGGTGTTGCTGACGGGGCTGCCGCAGGTGGCAATCACACTGTTTGCGGTGCCGGTGCTCTGCATTATGCGCCATACCTTGTGATCGGTCGTGGTGGTTACGGGATCGCCGTCAAAATTAACCTTAACGTTGGTGGCATCACCATCAATGGTTTCCACGCTGGTGACAATGCGGCGTTTTGCAATGGTTTCGTTTTCATCGCTGGTGCCGATAGAGATCACCATGCCAGGCTCAATGCCGGCACTCTTGGCAACCACCACACTGGCAGCATTGTCAGTCGCGGCGGCAACCGCAATGTTAGCGCCGTACAGGCTCACACAGCCATTGATCTTGCTCTGCGCATGGCGCGTGCCGTATACAACAATCATCAGATAGGCCAGCACCTCAAAGTCGGCACTGGTGCCAACGCTGTAGGTATCGCCCCATTTGCGGGCAGAGTTCAAAAACTGCGTGATATTCTGGCCGCCAGTCGGCACGGCACCGGCAATGCTGTGCAGCTTGCTGTCCGTGCCAATGCTGCCGGGGAAAGCACGCACATAGCATTTCTGCTTGAGACTGCCGTCCGCGTTCAAGAATTTGCGCGGGGCGCGGTAGCCGGGCAGCATGGACATGCTGATGGACGGCGCAACGTCCAGCATGCCGGAGACATAAAACAGAGGGATCTCCACCAACACTTCGCCGTTGGTGCCATCCTCAATGTATCCAGGCTGGCCCTTGTACGCATTGACCTTAACAGTGCCATCTGCGTTCAGGGTGCAGCAGCAGCGGCGCATGCCCGCCCAGGGGTAGACGGCATCAAAGCTGTTCTGCCCTGCGCTGGTATCAGTGCCGGGGGTAAACACAAAATCTTTTGCCGCGCCCACACGGGTGCCTGCACTGGCGCTGCCGGAAAAGTTCACACCGAAAATGGCCTGACTGGTTACAATGCCAGCCACCTGCGCGGCATAATTTTTGGCATCATCTGCGCTTTTGGCGGCAGCAGTCTCGCTGGATTTGGCCGCTGTGGCGCTGCTGGCCGCGGCTGTGGCCTTTTCGCTTGCGCTGCTTGCCGCAGTATCAGCCCCCGTCTTTGCCGTCTCAGCAGCGCTCTGGGCGGCCTTTGCGGCAGTTTCCGCGTTGGCTGCCCCCTGGGCAGATTTGGCAGCGGCAGCTTCGGAGCTTTTGGCAGCCGTTGCACTGCTGGCAGCATTATCCGCGCTGGATTTTGCTGCAGTGGCCTGCGCGGTGGCAGTGCTTGCAGCGCCGCTGGCGGTACTGGCAGAGCTTGCAGCGACCTTTGCGCTGTTGTCTGCTGCCGTTTTGGCAGATTCTGCCCCGGTCTTGGCCGTCTCTGCCGCGCTCTGGGCGGTTTTAGCGGCTGCAGAACTGGCGGCAGCGTTTTTCTCGCTCGCGGCAGCAGCCGCTGCGCTGTTGCCTGCAGCGGTCGCTTTGCTGGATGCAGTGCTGGCGGATGCGCTTGCAGCGTCCTGGCTGGCTTTGGCAGCCGTCTGGCTTTCGTTTGCGGCGGCAGCACTGGCGCTGGCCTGATCGGCAGAGTTTTTCGCGGCAGCAGCGTTGCTACCTGCGCCGGTCTCCGCCGTTTTTGCCGTTTCTGCACTCTTGGCTGCTGCATCTGCACTGCCTTGCGCTTTGGTAGCGGACTGTGCAGCCGCTTCGGCTAATCTGGCAGCGTCATGGGCGCTTCCAGCCGCAGCCGTTGCGCTGGCCGCTGCATTATCCGCGCTGTCCTTGGCGTTGCTTTCTGCCGTCTTGGCGTCCTGCGCACTGCGGGCGGCCTCTTTGGCGGCAGCGGCAGCACCGGTGTAGTTAGCCAAGACCTGATCCACAAACTGCTGCCACTTGTCGGGCGTGGGGTCGGGGGTGACGTTGCCAACAGTGGCGTGGTCCTGCACCAGATAGTAGGTCGTGCAGCTGATCACCTGCCGCCCCTCTCCGGTGCCCACAAAAGTCAGGGCGCAGCGGCCTGCTGCCGCCTGCTGGGTGGCAGTAGCCTCCGGCGGTACGTCCAGCATGCCGTCAGCATCCACCAGCACCTCAACGGCGCTGGCAGCCTTAAACGTGGCAACAATGGTCAGGCCATCCCATTCCGGGCTGCACAGCACCCGGATGCGCTCATTGCCATAGCTGTCATAGGTGCCCAGGCGCAGCGGGCCTTCAAACGTTACGGCCTTGTAACCGTTCAGGTAGATGTCATGATTATAGGGTTTCATGCGGATCACCCCTTATTTCTGCTGATTGGCCGGTGCATTGCTTTTGGCGGAGACGGTACCCTCGGTGATCCCGCTTTGATCTCCTTTTTCCGCGGCTGCCTCCTGGGCCTCCATGTTCGCTCTCACGACATACAAAATATTTTCAAGGATCAGCTCAGATGTGGCGTACGGAATTTTAGCTTCATTTAAGGCTGCCACGATTTTGCGGCGGCATTCATGGGTTCTTTTGCTGTCGGTCATTGGTTTTTTCCTCCTTACAGTCGTGCGTTTACAGCGTTTTTCAGGGTTGCAATGGCGGTCAGCAGATCATCATCCAGGGCCACAAAAGATGCCCGGTTGTTCTGGCTGGTGATGTTGCCGTCACTGTCCAGTTCGGCGTAAGTGTAGCTCACGCGTTCGCCCTCAGCGGTCGTTACGATTGCCACGGCGCTCAATTTTTTCATATTTCGTTGCCCTCCAAATCTTCTAGTAGTGTATCAACGGCCAGGTTTGCTCCGGTATCCATGGTTAATAGATCCTCTGCTGCATCGGCACCGGCATCCAGGGCACGCGCGGCGGTGCTGGCCGCCATGTCAATGCCCGCCGGAGTGCCTGCAGGATAATTGCACTCGCTGGGTTCGGCGTACTCGCCCTCGTAACCGCGCTGTGCAGTCATAGCCATCCAAGAGAATTTCTGCCCTGGTGCGCCATGTACAATGGCGTACTGGCCGCAATCCTCAGCCCATAGGTGGCCGGTGCCATCGCAGTCCGTCAGCAGCCAGGTCAGCTGCCCATGTTGAGCCACCGTCTCCGCATAGCGCGGATCAGGTACGATCAGGCACCAGCCGTCCGGCCCGCATTCACCGCGCCCCCAGTCCGCAAAAGTCGGAGTGGGAGTTTCAAAAGCAGCCATCTTGATTGGGCCAAAGCTGGTGGACACGATACGGGACTTGCTGCCCCACGCGCTCAAATTCTTACAGTTGAGCGTACCGGACACACCCACGCGGGTCGTGTTAAAATCCGCGTCGCTGTCATCGCTGCGGTTGTAGGTGATCTGCATCCCAACGTAAGATGTCGGGTTGAGGCCGTCAACCCAGCCGTACTTGGCGTACTTGCTGCACGCCCCAATGTAGGAGCTGCCAGCCTCTGAGTACAGCACGCCGGTCAGGCCGATGCTGCCGGTGTTGATGGTTGCATACCAGGCAATGTGCCGATTGTCCAGAAACACGCGCTCACCGGCCTCGGTGCCCATGCGAATCCAGGCGTTATCCAGGTCGTACACGGTGGTGTAGTTGATGTTATGCAGTTGCCCGGTCGTAATGTTTCCGCCGTTGATGATGGTCTTATCCTGGTTCCAGGTACTCAAATCCGAAAATGTCACCACGCCGGATAGGTTGATCTGTGCGCTGGTGATCTCTGTTCCGCTCGCTGTCAGCTTGATGGTGCTGCTGGTTCCGCTTGTGCTGGCCGTCAGCTTAATTTCGTTCACCGTCTGTTTGATCTCGGTCTTGGTTTCGTTGGCGGTTAGATAATCACCGGTGCTGGCCGTCCAGGCAGTGGGGGCGTTGCCCATCTGCACCATGGGGTGCATGATGGTCAGATCGTTGGTAACGGTGGCGTTATCGTTCGCGGTACTCACAAACAGGCCGTCTGCATAGCCGTCCGCAGTGGCAACAAAGGCTGCATACCGCATTTTCCAGCCGTTATCCAGCGCAATGTCCTGCTGAGCCTGCTTGAACGCGGAGCCGTAATAACTTTTTGTGCCGCTGCTGCTCTTGGTCTCGAACTGCAAAAACAGGCTGTCCGTGCCGGAGTTGAGCTTGTACAGCACCGATGCGCAGTAGGTCATGCCCTTGGCAATCACCAGCGTTTTGTCCGCGCCAAAGTGGAAGCGGGTGTTCTGCGCTTTGTTGGTCACTCGGACGGATTCACCGCTGATCGTGCATGTTCCTTTTTTGCTCAGGTCATTGCCGCCTGCATCCAGGGTCGCATTGTTCCAGTCGTCGGTGCCCGCAATAATATTGTTGCCGCCGGTGATCCGCTGCGTTACCGTCTGGGTAATTCTGTCGGCTTTCTGGTCAATCGCGGATACTGATTCTTTAACGGTTTTGAATTCCTTCTTGGTGCTGTCCAGGTCGTTGGAAATGGTTGTGGTGGTTTCTTCCAGGCTGCTGACTTTGGTGCTGATGCTGTCGGCCTTTTGGCTGATGCTGGCGACATCTTCTTTCAGGCTGTTCACCGTTGCTGTGGTGGCGTAGTCCTTCAGCTTGCTGTCAACGGCATCATTGGCAGCGCTGGTGGCGGTATCCTTCA